GGTAACATTATAGAAAGATATTGTTTCATTCTTTCTTCTGATGTCATTTGTGGTTTTGTGGAACCACCACTTTGTTTGTTTTTCTCGTATTGAGCTAAAACTGCGTCTAGACTATTACTCATAAATTTTATTTTTTAAACATTATTAATTGATAGATATATGTCTAAAGATAAGAATATAATATTGGTATGTCAAATGGATTTTAAGAGAATTTTACTGACCTTCCTCTTTTTGGTTAAAGCTATCTTTGATGTCTGAGTCACTATAGTTTTCTAAGTCATCTTTTGTTAAAATATATTGTTTTTTACCTGTTTTATCAAAAACATCTTCTTTATCGGTAAAAAAATCACTTAGTGTTTTGTGGTAAGGACCACTATCATGTTTTCTTAGTTGAATCTTTTCTTGTTGGGTTCTTGGTCTGTACTCTTCTAGTTTATCTTCTAGGTTACCAATTTTTGCCACCATACTATCCATTGAACTTAGGTGGGTTTCTAGGTCTGATAGTTTTGACATTAGGTCTTCTAGGCTTTCAGTATTTTTTTCTAGAATATCCTTTTGACCCTCTAACTCACTACTAACTTCGTCTTGTTTGTCTACTAAGGACGTAACATCAACTTCTGTTGTATCGGATGTAGTGTCTGTTACAATATCTTCAGTCTCTTCACTATCAATATCTAACTCATCTTCTACCTCAACATCTACCTCAGTATCTAATTCATCTTCTGATGCTTCCGGTTCAAGTGGTATTTCATCCGTTTCTTGTTCACTCATTTCCTTTTGGCGATTGTTGAACTTTTGTAGTGCGTCTGACTCACCTTGGTTTTTTAAAAACCCAGAACCATTATTATTGGCTATGTTTTGTTCATCCAAATTTTCAGTATTGTACCTGATTTGTTTAAACCTAGATAATTCTTCTAATAATTTTTTTTCTAATTCCTTAGCCATTTAATAATTGTTTTAGTTGTCCTGAAGGTGATTCTACTTGTACTTTTCTATTTACTCTAATACTATTTTCAACTCTTTCTATTAATCCGTCTCTACTTTTAATAGTATAACAGATTCCGGTATCTAAATCGCAAACTTGTTGTCCTTCTGATGTTTGACCATTATCTACTATATTATCAGTATTTTTACCTAAAAAATTTCCTAATTTTTGTTTTAATTGCTCTGTAATCATGATTTATTAGTTTATATATAAATATAGGGCAAATCAATAATAGTCAATCTTTAATTTGATTTGCCCACTATATTGTTTGTTAATTATTTATTTCTGCGTTAACCGCAGGTATAAAAGCTGCTGGATTCAAATAATGTTGTACTACTTTTCCATTTTTCATAACCCCTCTAAGTAGTTCTACGTGTAAATGTATTTCTTTAGATAACCCACTATTACCCATAGTACCTATCTTTTTACCCTTAGGCCCACAATTAGACTTTGTAACTGGGTCATCAATACTATAATTAATATTACGTAAAAAAGCATATCTTACAATATAATAAGAAGTTTTATCTTCATCTGGATTATTAGTTATTATTAATTTGGTTTCTACCGTATTCCCGTACTCACCACAACCATCCGAAGTTTGTAAATTATTACACCCATCTAAAGCGTTTGTTACGGTACCATTTAATATAGGAAAGATTGAGATTCCGTTCTTACTTATACTTTTTTCATATGATGTTTCTTTAGGTAGTATGTCTATACCTAAATGTGTTTTTTCTGGGTCATAATCCATTAAATAAAAATCTACATCAACCCCACTACCTATAATATTATGAAATGTCACACCATCTTCATTAATAAAAGGACTGTCTATAGTAGAAACTAAATCCACATATTTGTTACTTGTTGGTGTCTTTTTCATTTGAGCTGGGGTAGCACTTAGGTTATCAGCGTAGAGGTCTTGTGGTAATTGTTTTAATCTGGTTTCTGCTGCTTTATATAAATTACTTTCTACCCTTTGTACCAAATTTTCTATATTAGGTAATTCCGCTAATGGTTGCCTTACACCTTCAAATGTTGTTTCTATATTGTTAGGTCTTATCGAATGAGAAACATTTACAATAAAGTAAGGCCCGTTAAACATTGGTAGGTAATTAAGTTGAAAGTACTGTGTTGGTTGTATTGATACGTTCCCCATACAGGTTATGGTAGCTGTATAACTCCTACTTGCGTAAACATTGAATAGTGAAAGTGAGGCCATCGATGTTCCCGCACCTCCCCCAGAATCCGCCATTTCTTGTAAAATTCTATAACTTTCAGAGGTGTTTTGGAACTGTGATTGGTCTAAGGTTACGGATTCAAAAATATTTTGATTTTTTAAACCGAAATCCACATTAAAAGCAACTACTTTATTAGCTCTTTCCTTATTTGGTATTTCGTTAGCAATTAATGGGTTATTAGTTTCACTACGTATATTTAAAGCGTCGTCAAAAAATCCATTATTTTCAGTTTTACTATCTAGTTGTTGTGAGGAGTTTCCAACATATTGACATAAAAAGGCAGGTCCTGATTTTATTGTGTCAACTTCTTTAAAGGTACCAAATAAAGCATTTCCTTGACGTTGTGTTACATCATTTTCAACGTTAAAGAAATTAATATATGATGGTAAAGCAATATAGTTAAAGAAATTGTCTTTAAGAATGCCACTTATGTACCCATCAATACTTTGTGTTAGTGTTTTAGAGTTGCCTGTATCAAACGGGGAGTCTAATTTTAATATATTCCAGATATTAATAATTGCTTCGTCCCCTATATCTCTATTAGCCGTATCAAAAAATAAAAACTTTTCAAACAATGTCATTTCATTTTCTATATTTAGTGCAGCTATCCACCTATCATTCATCGTTTTAAAACTACGATATAATTCTAATTTTAATGGTTCTGCCTTTACTTTAGTTCTTTCATCAGTAATAGGCTCCTGTGTCTGACTATCTTGTTTTTTATTCTTTTGTATATTTTTTTGTACTTTTTTAACTAGGGTGTTAACATACGTAACCTGACTACCTTCTAATATAGATAGTTTAGCGACTAAAGTGTCTATAAAGTCTGTAGCTGATGGTACGGTAACTGCTTTCGCACATTGTGCAGCATATATTCTAAGAATGGGAGCGAATCCTCTAATATTTTCTATGTTGAATTCGATACCTTCACCGTTAGGTCCTCTTGCTGTTTCAAAGAAGTTATAGATTGGGTTAAGGTTATTTCGTGAGGTTAGCATATTAAATTGTACACTACCACCCTCATTGTAGTATTCACCAACATCCAATAACATAGCCTGTGCCTCTGGAGGTAATGGGGCCACAAAATTTGCTGGTGATACTGGTACTGGGTTAATACTGTTAGCGTAGATTCCAAAATCATAACTATTAGCGATTGCTGAATCTACGTTTTTATTTTGGTTGTGCAGTGCCATTAATAGTTGGGTTGCGGTACTACCATTGTTAATTTCATTTAAATTAGTGGTACTAGTGTGTTCGTATCTAACTTCTTGTGTTAAGAAATTTTGTACTATTTTAAAAAACTTTAAGAATTGTGTATTGGCTAATTTATTAGGTGTTCTTGAGGTTGCGTTATCAAAATTAGTTTCGTTTAGCCAACTGTCTTCTATGATAGACATTTCTTTTATAATATTTTTCATTGTGCCACTGTTAAACGCAATTTCTGGTTCTAAACTAGAGAATTGTAAAAACATGTTCTCAAATAAATCTAATTCTTTTTTATTAAAAACACCTCGTAACTCTTGTATTGTAGAGTAATTTCCGGCTTCACTTAGTCCCCAAGCTTCTTGGTTGTCGTGTTCTGTTATTATCTTTTTAATATATTCGTTTGGTTGTGGTTGATATGAGGCTTTATTTTCAAAATATCCGTAATTAGATACCCCCCAAATAAATCTACAACCACCATTATGTAATGGGTTGGTGTTACTAAATAGATTTGTTGGGTTGTATGTACTTGCGTCTGTTCGTTTTAAACCTCCGGATGATGGGTAGAGAATATAGTATCTAGATGGTGGTTCGTCATCTTCAAAAGTAACACCTAAATTTGCCCCTATATTTGCTGAGTTAGCATAAACATCATAAAATTTTACTTTAGTACTATCATCAGAAGTAAAAGATAGAATACTGTTTTCTTCTATCTCTAAAGGTACTGATGGTAATATATTATTTAATACTTGGCCACCACCAATATTAGTGTAGTTACTAGAGTTTGTAGTGATGTAATTAATTGCGTCAATTACTTTAGGATATACACCCACTTGTACAAAATTATTTACACCTACGGATTGTTGTGATTGGTATAGGTATGGGTTACCATCCATATTAAAGTTATATTGTGTAGTAAAAAGAAGTGTGACATTATCATAAACATAGTTAGGCCCTCCCGCTCCCGGAATTGTCGTTACATTTCCTAAATCATTCCAAACACTAGTTAATGGGTCTACTGATGATGTGATGTTAGTTTTATATCTCCACCACACAGAACCTATACGTAATAAAAGAGCAATAGGTAATTTATGTAAAGCTGGCATCTGATTAAATAATTGTGATATATAGTCACCAAAACTACCATCACTAGTACTTAATACTTTCTCCCTAAACGTTGGTAGTGGTAGGGAGTTAAGGAATAAATATGCTGCGTTAGCATATGGACTTGTGACAGTTGGTGCGTTTCTTTCGTAATCCACAGCCTGTAATATAGAGTTTATAAAATATGGTGTATTTAGAAGTGATGTTAACCTCATATCGGTAGAGTCTGCAACATAAACCATACCAGCAACAGCAGCGGTATCTAATAATGGTTCTATTCTACCTTCAGTTAGTAATGGTTTTAGTAACGCGTCCTCATAAAATTCATTAACTAAGACTTGGTTACTTAATTTATCTTTATCAACCATTCTATCCATTAATGAATCAAAGCTATATTCTCTAGCCATATTTTCGTCAGCGTAGACAAATTGTGTGTAGTATTTTGTGTCTTCTTTTTCAGTTAGTATTCCGGTATATTGTATATCATATTCTAGATTTTTAGTAATACTATAAAAATCCGTCACATTTCCTATTCCAGCATAATTAGATTGGTACCAATTTCCTAGTATATTAGGTACTAAATCAAAAAAAGAGTTGGACTTGGTGTATTTTAATATTTTGTAACTTTCTTCGAAGTCCCCAGCTTTGACTGTGTAGGGTTGGGGTGTGAGGATTATGTTTGATGGTTTTCCATTATCTGGGGTTACCACGCCATAATTACTGTATATATTAAATCTATCAGGGTCTGCTTCCTGTAGTATGTCTATTATAGCAGCAAAACCATTATCAGTGGTAACACCCGTGACACCAGTACCTAGTTCTTTAAAAACATTTTTTGCTGATGTAGAACCTTTAATACTATTATATAGATTATTAGCGTCTAACTTAGCTATTTCATCTAAAGCGGGTTGTACGTTAGTACTAGTCACATTACTAAAAGGGTCGGTGTATCTAGTTTTAACACTACCTAAATTTATAAATTCTTGTGCTCTATCTAATATTTCAAACCATAAATCGGTATCGTCTAAAGAAGAATATGGGCTTGTTACTGGAGGCCAATCTTTAACGTCTATAGGTGTAATATTTTTAGTAATTCCTCTATCACCTATTGGTGCTTGGAATTTGGTGTATTTGTAATTGGCCGTTTTACAGTATTCTTCTACGAAATCTACTTCAGGCCAAACATTTTTATCTTTTGCTCCTGTTATGTCTTCTACCTCTCTTGCTCCCGGATATGTTAGTTCGTACTTAGTCTCCCCGTTTTCTGTTTGTTTACTTATATAGTATTGAGGCCAAGGAAATACTTCACCTAGTGTTTTTGGTTGTTCTACTTTTATACTCGTGTTTGGACTTACGTCATTGGATTCTTTGGCGGCGTTAATACGTTTTTCATTATTACTAACCCCCATAGCATCTATATGCACATTATTAAGTAATCTTAGGAATGTATCTGCACCACCTAATATAATTGAGAATACGTTTCTAATAGTAGGTTTAAAACCTAATTTATCTTCTAATGCTGTATTAAGTATGGCACTCATATCTTTTGCCATGGTTTCCGCGTTTAACTCAAACCTCCTATCAGTTTCTCTCCATACCGGAGAAAATCTACCTGATTCATAAGAACCTTCAAAACAAAACCAAGGTGCAAATTCTTGTTTTAATTTAACAGTTAGTGTTTTTGTTTTTACTGTACCTTCTATTTTAAGTTTATTAAAAAGGTCGTACCCCTGTTTTAAAAATAAAGTTTTAACCGCGTATTTACCAGGATTATCTTCTGGTAATTGAGCTTTTGGGTTAAATGTTGGGTTTGTAGATAATAATTTTACGTATTTGTTAACTATAACGTCTAGTGCGGTTTTTGCTTTTTCCGCTAATTCTTTTGCTGCGTTAGGATTGGTTCCATCAGTCACTGCTTTATTAGCGGTTGTAACACCTTTAAAAGGGTATACTAGAGTATCCACAGTTCTTCCTGAAGTAGAGTTTGGGTCGTCTATTTGTATTCTTATACTTTTCTTTTCTCCTTCATCTAAATATGTTTCCTTCCAACCATTTGTTCCAAAGATTGCATTCTTAAACCCTTTTAGTGTTTCTTTATATTCTAACTTATCTGTGGTAGAAGCCATATTTGTTTCACCAAAAACTAGAGACATGTCATCATCTATCTCTTTTATTACATTTACTAATTCTATTATAGTATACGTGGGGAAATCTTGGGCTATTAACTTTTTTTTACGATAGATATCAAAAACTTCTTCTGTGGTTTGTCTACCTTTGGTTGATGTTACTTCTCCAGTGGTAGCATCAACTCTATTAGGGTACATATATGGAGATGTCATTGCCTGATGCATATTTATGTCCCTCAGTAAGGCTACGTGATTACCAATAAACTGACAGGTAATTAGGTAGTCACCACTACTAGGGTCAAATCTTGAAACAAAACTTTCTAGCATGAGTTGGAACTTTACTGCTTTACCATAATATCCTTTTAGTGTTAGAAAAAATAATGGATATGGTAAGTGAAAAAATGCTGTGTACGGGGTGTTAGTTTTAGCTTGTTGGAATAGTGTTTGACCTCTAACGTCAGTAAAGTTTATAGTTACTGTTGGTCTGTATGATGCATTAATTTTTACGTCTATGGATGTTATTCCGAAACCTTGAAAATCGGTTTGGTTTTCAATCCTTCTACTTATGTTACCAGTATTTTTATCTTCAGATACTACTTGTTGGTTAATATTTGGGTCCGTAAACCCTTCTGTCCAATCCGAGTCCATAGAAGATTTACCTTCTGGTTTAAGAAAGTTTAGTGTCCCTTTGAATATTTCTACGTCAATTTCACTTTCGTTTCCTTCACCAACTATCACTTTACTACGTGGTGAAATTTTTGCTGTAAGATTAGCATACATAACTAAATCTTCTGGTTCCACCAAACGTTCTTTTGCTTTGCCAGTAACGGGGTCAACAATAAAATTAGGGTCGACGACCATAACATTGTTACCTACTTGGTAGGATAGTATGTCTCCGGAATTTAGTTTATTTGCCATAGTAGAGGAAGTGTCTATCTAATTTACTTTTATACTCCTCTAACGATTGCATTAATGGAAATGGTACTACTATTAGTGTCCCATCAGGAATATTCCATTCTTGGCCACCATAGGTTGGGTTTGCTAACATAATTAACCACCCATAGTATGGTGAATCATAGAATTGTTGGGATAGTTTGTCTAGTCTGGTTTTACCCACCTTATAAACTAGTTTTCTATCACTAAGTTTAGGGGTTAGTTTAATACCAGGTACCATCACGTAGTCACCGTTTACCACAAATTCGTTATATCTATTATAATATGTCATATTACTTAACTAATGTAGAGTTGTTGCATCAATTTATAGTTAAATTTACTATCATGAACTCCTGAATTTCTACTAATTAAACTATTTCTAACTAAAGTTTGTGCTGTATTTCCACTGTTTATCACATAACCTATCTTATAATCATTATAATAATTATTTAGATTATCCTCTAGAATATTATATCCCCTATTTAAACCCCTTTCTATTCTACCACCAAACAAATTACAGTCATAATTTAACCATTCTTTTAACATGGTATCAATTCTAGGTTGGAACATTAGAATGGTACTATATTTTAACCCTTTTATGCCTTCACTGTCTCTTTTAAACAAACTATCATATAAATCACTTTTTCTATTAGTAATTAATATTTCTAATTCTCTGGTATAGTTTTGAGTAAACGTAAAGGTTTTACTCTTATTTGTACACATTCTATTACTAAAAAATATATATTCGTTACCACCCACATAACCTTTGGTAAAGTTATTATTAATGTAGTTAGTTACAAATGAGTCCAGGTAACCACCACTAGTATTGTAACTTGTTTTAAGATTATTTACAGCTGTAGTTGCTGTGAGTTGTAATGCAACTACCCTACCGCCACCTGGATTTATATATTGGCCGTCATAACTATCAACGGTTATGAGATTTAATTTATCAATAGTATCGGTTAAATATTTTTGTTGTTCTCTACAACTATTTACAATAGTCATTACACTAGACATTGTTTTAGTTAATTGGTCTTCTAGCGTGTTATATAATAAATTCTTAATATATTCTTTCTCTTCCTGTATTGGGTCACATTCATTTAATTTAGTTTGTATCGTTGTAGTTTCAGCACTTATACTACTTTTTAAGGTGACATAGTACGTATTTAGTCTGTCTATTACATCTTTAGGTATACCCACTAAATTTCTATTACCAGAACCTAATGTACCAAAAGAAAAATTTCTACTCACCATAAATTCTTCTACTAATCCCATACTGTTTTGATAATATAAGTCTTCTAGTCTTGTTTTAGTATCTAAAGAATAACTTTTAGTTCTATCTACAAATAGATTTAATAAGTTTTTATAATTTAATTCTGCTGGCATATTTTATCTTTTACGGTGTTGAGTTATTCCAAAAATTCCAAAAACTACCACCTTCTTGTTCACCACTTATTTGGCCACCCTCTTGGCCATCTTCTGAACTCGCACCTTCACTATTAGATGATTCATTTGCTTGTTGTGTTTCTAGAGTAGTTATAATATCTTGTTCATTAGGTAATAATGGTGTACCTTCGGTTTGGAAGGCTTTATTATCATACATTTCGGTATTAGCAAAAAAGTTAGATGATAACGCGTTTTGTAATCTTGATACCGGTTCTTTAAGCCCTTGTCCACCAATAAATTTAAAGTTCATTTGGACATTGGCTATCATTGGTTGTAGTCCTATTCCCTCTGGATTCATATCTAAAACCAATGGGTCGTAACTAAAACTGACTGAATCAATAGCTATTTTAGTATGATAGAAATCTCCAATTCTTAATACACATATAGGGGGTGCCCCAAAAGCTGTGTTGTCAGCGTCTACAATTTTTTTCCCGTCACCAGTCACTGTCGGTATAGTATTTCCTGGTCTTGTACATTGGAGTAGAAAAGTTAGTCTACTGTTAAGTCCTTCTGGTGTTGTAGAATGAAAACTAGGGTGAAAATGTTGTAATTCTCTTTTTAAAGAGTTATATATAAATTCGTCTTCTTCTTGTAGTGTTTGGAAGTAGTTTTCCTCACCCAGTAATCTTGCTAGAATTTTAGTGGTATCTAAATTCCTACTAGGTTCTTCACTATTTTGAGAGTTTTGTATGGCTTGTTGGTCTGATGATATTGTGGTTTGTGGGTTCTCATCAAAAAATCCAAAATCAGAGTTATCGGTACCTGGCAAGTCGTTTGTCTCAGTACCCCCACTAGAACTTACACCTATATCATTTAAATTAAAACTTGCTCCACCACCCGAAGAAAAACTTGCTCCACCCCCACTAGGTGGTACACCAGTCATAGGTGGTTGTGGTGTAGTCTCTTCCGATAATGTACCTTCAGGGTTTGCATTAAATTGTTCTGTAACTTCGTTTTGTGCTGTAATTAAATCATCTAGTGAAATGTTAGGAAATTTAGAAGCCAATTCGTAAATATCATATTCTTTACACCCAGCAAAAAATGCATGTAAAGTTTCGTCAGCTTTCCAATCAGTAACATTTTTTAATGTATTTTGTGCTATTTCATTTAGTATTGACGAATGGTCTACAACCATTTTCCAACTTAGGGTTCCAATTCTTTCTGTATAGTTGTATGTATATACGGGTTCGGGTCTACCTAAAAAATTAACTGAGTTCCATTGGGCTGAGTTGGTGTCACCAAAACTTAAATCGTATGGTGGAAACCACATAATTCTACCACCATTAGGTCCTCTTTCAGATAAAGGTAATTTTTGTAGTTCTGATGTACCTCTCCATGCTAAGTTTTCTAAAGAAAACATATATTTTTTTACATTTTTTTGTTTTACATTAGTATCCACATTCTCACCCATTACCGGTGCTATATTAAGATTAAATGTATTTGTTAAAACTGAATTAGTCTTTCCTAAGTGATTACCTTTGTGTCTTACCATATTTTTAAACTTATAGTAAGGGTTATCTTTTGTCCAACTTCTACAATAACCATCAACTGATGTCCCCCCAAAGAAACCTTCACTTACACGTCTTACACCGGAACCTTTTGGTATTTCTTTATATCCATCATTAAATACCTTTGATGTTTGGTCTATTGCGTGTCCTGCATGTTTTCTTCTTGCACCACCCATTAATGGTGCGGAGTCAATTAATTTCTGTGTTTGAGCTAGTAACCCACCTTTTCTTTTTGGTTTTCTGTGTGACCTACTTAAAAGTAGTCCTGGTGGTGCATTTAGTGAAGCCACAGAGGCACTACCGAACCATGTCCAACCACCATCTAATGTACCCCCATCTGTATATGCTTCTCCAGCTAAACCAAATTTATAAAACTGCCATAAAGGATTACCATCTACTGTTTCTAATTCTTTTGCTACGGTAGATGGACCGTAAACTAAAGCCGCTACATTTCTACCAAACTCATCCTGCGGTACTGCTCCCATTGGGCTTTGTAATCTACTAGGTTCAGAATTTTTTGACCCAACGTAATAATAAGCTCTGACTGGGTCTACACCATTTGCTAAACGAACTCTAGTATAATCAGGACGAAATATATTGTATTTTAAATTACCAAATAACGCGGATTGTTGTTCCTTACCCATATACTCAATGAAAGAATCACTTGGGTTTGGGTATGCTAGTGGATTTTTGGGTATTGCGTCACCCCCTGTTAAAGAACTTACTATAGCACTAGCAGTAGCTTGAAAACTGTCGAATGGGTCTGTCTCACTACCTTTTAATATACCGTTCTCAGTTAATTCATTTATGTTTGGGACGAATGTAGTGTCGAAATAGTCACCTGGAATATTAGAATAACCAAAATATAAATTAGTAATTCTAGACATAAAGTCTGTTCCCTCCAATTCTTTTTTACCAGGACTACTACTAATATCATACTCCCAACCACCTTGTGGACCATCACTTACTTGGGTTAGGTATTGTTGTTGGAGGTGTGCTAGATTTCTTCTTAGGTATCCACTGGACGCTCTCATCAATTCACTATCATCTAAAATATTAGAATTCATAGTGTTTATTATATTGTCAGTAATATTAACTGTTTCTAATATCTCAGCTGGGGTATATTGGGAAGATACAAATGCTTGGGGTTGTAGTGTACTAGGAGATACATAATCTGTTTGTTTTCTAGGTAATATTTTTTTAACGTCAATTAAAAGAACGTCTTTATACCCACCTTGTGGACCATAACTATTGTCTAAAAAAAGATTTGTTTGTGGTCCTTCACCCATTTCACTTACCGTCTTTTGGTCTATTATATGGTAATCGGATTGTGTTTGGTAGCTAAACTCTCCAGGCATTTGAATCCCGTAGGGTGGTGGTAGGGGGTTTCCGTCAGCTAAATAAGAACTTCTTAAATTTTTCCCTAACAAATGTTTCCTCAAAATCTCAGTACTTTTAATACTGATATTGTAGTCACCTTGTCCGTATGGATTTTGTATATTAGTGTTTGTCTTTTGAGGCATTTATTATTGGTTTTTATTATAAATAGATTATAAAAATATTTTTATGATTGTAACATCATATAAAAATCTTTACTTGCTGCACTGTTTCTATTGAATGCACGCACTACATCTTCAGCAGAAACGGTACCGGTGCCCCCCTGTGAATCTCTTATTGTTAGTTCACCAGTTATTTTATGTTCTTTTACACCTGAGTTTACTGTTTGGGTCATGTTTGTTGTCATATTACTAACTTCGTTTAATAACTCTGTATTACCACCCATACCACCTTGTAGCATAGCATCTAGTTCTGTCCCCCCAATTATTAAATCACCTTTATTGAATCTTAGGGGTTCACTCATTCCAGGTCTCAATATAAAATCATTTGCTGGGGGTAAAACATTTTCCCAATCAGTTGAGTTAGTAGCACCCAAACCAACAGAGGCGTCTTTTACCATAGTTAAGGCCTCTTTAGTCATTGTACCCCCTAACTCACCTATTAATTTTGCTATTTCTGTTGAGTCCCCACCCATCATGGTTTGCATTTGTTCCTCAGTTAACAGATTCATTTTTCCTGCTGCTGTTTGTGAAAAGGCTTCTTGGAGAGCTTCTCTCATATCTCCACCCATATCTTTAACTAACATTCTTACCCCAGTATCAATTAAAGATAAATACTGATTTGCTTTTTCCGCGACAGTTAATTGTTGTTTATATAGGTCAGTATCACTCATACCTTCTTTTCTTAATAACTCTAATTGTTCATCCGTAACATCCGCTACATTAACTAACTCGTCAACACCAGGTATTTTAACTTCCGCTACACCACCTTTTCCTATCTGAGCCATTGAAGCGATTAATTCCTTATCGTCTGGACTTATACCGTCTGTAAATTCCATTTGTGATAAAACTGCAGACTCCCTTGCGGCTTTAGTCGCTGCATCAGCTAAGTCTTGGTAGTTCATCCCCATTGCTTTTGCTTGGTCCCTTAATTGTCTTTGGGTTGCTGGTGCTATTACAAATTTATTTTTTGTCTCATCAAATGTTGCAGCTGCAGACGCGGTATCTATAATGGCTTTTTGTAAACCTTCTAGGTCATTACTAGCCATATACATTAATTTAAATGGGTCGGTTAGGTCACTAGCTGCACCACCTATCACTTGCATTTGTGCCGCAAATTCTATAGCACCTTCTGGGTCTAATAAGTTTTCTGCCAGTCCTGTTACATCACTCATTTCCACACCAAGTCTTTGAGCTCTTGCTACCATCCTTGATAGTCCTTGAACCCCATTTTCAAATTGGTACGTGTTTATAAGTTTTATTTCTCCTGATACATTTTTTAAAAATGTTTCCATCACAACACCCATAGCTCGACCTGTTTTGAGTACGTCTGACATAGCGTTGTTGGTTTCATCAACACCACCTATAGCACCTTCTAAACTAAAACCAATCGTATCAAACGCATCTGCAAATGCAGCTCCATCAAAACCTTCTAAAGTTTTAGTTAAAAGAGCAATCCGAGTTGTCACTTCAGGTGGTATACGTAAATTCCTACCAATCTCTATTGATATGGCTTTAAATGTTTCGAATAGTTGGTCTACTGTGAGTCCCCACTGATATGAGGATTTTCCCGCTTCATTTAATTCGTCTATAGTATCAAACAACTGTTCATTAGTCATTCCTAAAGACTGAGAAATACCTACTCTAAGAGTATCTTCTAAAGCTAACATATCTAGAATAAACCCCATATTTTCTTTAATATTGGCGGTATTTAGTGCACCACCCTTTAGAAGGTCACCTAATTTATTTACTTCACCCACAGATAAACCTTCCCTAGAAACCCTTTGTTTTTGTGCTTCTTCAAATAAACCTAATTTACCAGTTCCATAACTACCACCCTTATAAGAAGTGTTTTTACCACCATCTTTAACACCCTGTTCATAAGCTTCTTTAGCCGCTTTATCAATTGCATCCTTTGTTGCTTGGTCCAGAAATGATGGAATAGGATTATTTATACCTAATAATTTAGCTAACTTTAGTGATGTTGGGTTACCTTTTTTACCCATTTTTTTAATCGAGTCTATACGAGATTGTCGATTAGGTTCGTCTTTATAGTTAAAAACCCCTATAGGCACACCTAATTCGGGGTGAAAAGCTAAATAAGGTTTAGCCCCCGATAAAAGTTGTTCAATAAATAATTGTTTAATAAAATTCAACATAGTTTTTATTTAACTATAAATACTTAATATGATGATTTCGATTTGTTTTTTGATTGTTCGTACGACTCTTTCTTTTTATTGAATTCTTCTACTAGCGTATTTATGTAGAATCTTCGTTCAAATGTAGGCATGTACAGTAGGTCTCTCCATGGTATGTGGAGGTGTCTCATTAAATAGTAAAACTCTTGCAATAGGGCATTCCTATAGCCCGTAGAAAGGACGAAAAAACTCAACACCCAATGAAATTCTTACTTTCATTTCTTCTCCTGATGGTGTGGTTGTTGGTATGTTAAGGTCTAAACCTGGTGTATTTTCTCTAATAACTTTTCTAATGCTTTGAGAGTCTTTTATAGGCATAGTTTGTATCATTTGAGATATAGTCATGGCGTCCCTCACCCCATCTATTTCTTTAACCATTCTTTCTAGTTGTTTGGTCATATAAGGACTTATTGGGTCATTCTTATATCTTTTATCAATTTCTTGAAGATATACCTCATCTTCTGGTGATAAAAACTTTAGTTTTACTTTTTTATTTGATTGTTCTAACAAGTACTCAAACTCATTTTTTTCGTCAACATTTACATTGGTTTCCTTTAACCTTAGTACTGATAGGTCTAATGTTGTTTCAAACTCTTTTTTGGTTTTAGGGTCTGTTAACTTTACAGTGTATTCAGAACCAAAAGCCGTATTTCTTAAAAAGATTAGAACCGCTTCTTTATCACAATCAGGCATGTCACTAACCATAATATCCTTATCTAATATTTTTTTTGTTAGTAATGAATCTACTAGGGTCCCCTCTTGTTGTACTGCTTGTGAAGCTAGTAAATTTTCGTCTGATGCGTTTAAATATGTAACTTTAAGTGTTTTCTTTTTATTCGTATAGAATAAACCTTGTGATGGTAGTGTTACCACATCATAAGGTAAAATTGATTCTTCCGGATTTTGTATTTGTTCTTGCATAGCTTATAATTTAATTAATATATTATAATAGTAAATATATTTGTTTAGTTTTTAATGATTTAAATAGATTGCGCTATAAGCATCGTAATTTATAAAATTAAAGTCAAGTAAACTGCATTAAAAAAGCTCTAATTAAAGAGCTTTTTAACATATATTTGTTTTAGTTTAGTAAACTAATATACACCTGTCTGGTCTTAGTGTTGCTGAAATTGTAGCTAAACCATCATCACTATAACCTAGACTATCGAAATTAACGTCTGTTAAGAACGTACCTTGCATTATCCACTTTTCTACCACAACACCTGTTGGGTCTAACATTTCTAAGTCTATGTTCTTTTTGTATCCAGCCGCGTAACCCATTCTACCCGTTACTGATTCTGAATGTAATCTCACCCACTCCATAAGAGCTTGTGCTGCTGATGGACCAATAGGGTCTCTAAAAGTCACATTAATTGTACCCCATGTAAACCTTCCCGCTACATAAGTAGACGTGTTTAAAAATGGTACCTCTACTGAATTTATGGTTATTTGTGGTCTTGATGTACTTTCCACGTACCATTCATTTATGCCCAAAGAAGAATCAAATCTTAATATAAACCTATTTTTTCTTTTAGGTTCGTAGGGTATCGGCATTTTCATTAATAAATCGGCCATATCTTTTAATTTTAGTTTTTTAGTTTTTTATTATATCTATAAATATATCGGTAATGAAAAAAATATTACATTACACTTGTTTTAGTACTATTTTATTCATACCACCTTCTGAAGTGTCATAAACAACAAAGTCTACTTCAGGAAATTCTACCTGTAACACTTCTTGTATAAAGTCTACTATCGCATTTATATTACCCAAATCATCGTCACTAAACCCAACCGATAATTTATTATGGTTAGTATTTACCATTTCACCCACTTTTGTAACTATTTTTGTTACATAATCTCGTAAAGCTATTTTTTTATTTTCTTCCGGGTTAACAGCCGACCCACTCTCTAAACCAAATTTGTCGGTAAACCTTTCTGATGTTACTGGGTGGTAATCATGTGAATCTAAATAAGTTTTTAATACAATATCTAAACCTTTACCATCTAATTCTGGATATATCTGTTGGATATTATCTATCATTCTACCTAATTCGTCTTCGTTAAATGTTTCAGATATAACAATATCCATACCTTTTCTTATAGTTTGGGGGTCATGACCTCTCGCGGTTATAATAGATATTGGGTTTGCGTAAATAAGGGCTTCCTTAAATTTTTCAAATGAGGGGGCAAAAGATTTATTATCTAAAGCTTTTTTTAAGTCTGTTAGAAAAGCCTCCTCTTCTATAAAATTATCAAACGCACCATCATCTAATTTATAATTTTTGTCATTTCTTAAATTTGCAAACTCTTCAGTACTAACCTCAATATTTTCCCAACCAGAGTCAGACATTCTTAACATTTTAATTTTGGTGGGCATTCTCATAATATTATCGTCCCAATCAAAAGAATAAGCTCTTATAGAATTGTTAGGCCCATCTTCATTTAGTAACGAAGATATTTTTTTAAGTTGTTTTTCTGTTATAATAATATTATTCATATAATATAAATATGAATTAATTTTGTTTATTCATTTATTTTGTTTATCTTTGTAGTATGAAAAACATATACAAACTCTTACTACTTATACTTTTGTGTTCTTGTGAAAAAGAATACCCACTTATAGAATGTGACAACACTTACCCAACCACACAAATACCGATTGAGTATGTTGAGGTTGAGTACTTAGAAGGTGATTGGTTAATAGTAGATGGTAATATGTTTATGGAAAATTTAGACTTAGATATTACTGAAGAAATTTTTCACTTCAGTTCTGGTGTGACCAGTAGTCTTAGATACCCAAACCCTTATTATGATTTTGAGGTTATTACTAGGTATGAGACGGTTTGGAGTTTTATATTCCCCACTCAAGTACCCGGTTTTGGGTCATTTATGTTGAGTACGGATACTTTATCTTCTTATGGTCTAAATGTAACAGAAAACCATATAACTGTCTTAGAACCTTTGGTTGGGGGTCAACAATTAATGGGTGGTTCATCTAGACCATTAGTTATTAAAAGAATGGATATGGTTAATGGCATTATTGATGTGTTGGTACAGGAGTCTTACGACACCATAAATGGTTATAATTACCGTTATCACAGTATTTTAACCCTTAAAAAAGTAAATTAGTTTGTAACTTTAACGATGAAAAGTCGTATATATTAATAGAAGTTTAATCAAAAAAAAAAATAAAAATTATGTTAGAATATATAATACCTTATCTAGTTGTTTCACAAATATTAATGTTTGTGTTTTTGTTAATTAATGAAAAAGACATTTACAGTGGTTATATGTCGTTTGAATCTAAACGAGGTGATAGACCAAACAGTAAGTGGTACACAATCTACATTATCACACACATCATCAAAGCTCCAATACTAGCTCCAATAATATTAATTTTAATATTATTAAATGGTGGAAAATTAGTTAAATAAAAAAGGTCCGAAAGGACCTTTTATGTTTCTATATTAAGTAATAATTACTTTTTTTTCTCCTTAACAACTTTTTCTATAAGATTTAATAACTGAGCTTCCGTCAACGACAAAGTCTTTTTACGTTTTTTAGACTCCATTACATTATCCTCTTCTTCTTCTGTCGCATTTTCTTCTTCAATATCTTCTTCTTCAATGTCTTCTTTCTCTAAGAGGTCTTTATATTTGGCTGTAGGTGTATTCATCATCCCTAAATTTTGTGCATTACCATTACTTAAGTTTTCTTTGACTAATTTTTCTATTAAGTCTATTAAATCTGATTCTTTTAGTTTTATCTTTTTCATTTTTATATTTTTGAAATTGGTTTTATTATTTGTTTCATCTTTTTAATATCCTCTTGGATTAGTTTTTCTTTTTTTTCTTTTGACTCTTCTATATTTTTAGAATCATGTATATGGTCATAATGCATATCATCTTCCAAATCTTCTATATGGTCTTCACCACCACCATCATGTTTTAAATCATAAAGTTCTTTATCATCATGACCCTCATCCCTACCGTAATTCATTGCTTCATCATG